CATTCGTGGGCAGCAGGTTGGATAGACACATCGATACAAAGAAACCTAGTTAAGTTTAGTACAGAGAAATAATAGGGAAAAACAATGCCAAGTTTATATGACATTAAAGTATCATTTGACACGATGTTACAGGACAACTGGACTGCGACACCGATTGCATTTGACAACACTGATACTTACAAAAAAGGTTCGGTGCCTTGGCTTAACGCTGTGCTTCTGCCAAGCATCACAACAAATGCCGATCTTAATGGTTTGGAGAGGCATTATGGGATTTATAGAATCTCAGTTTTTGTTCCATTGTTTAGTGGGACAAAAGATGCGTATACGTATGCAGAGCAATTGAGAGCACTATTCACTAACCAGCTTTTTGACCAAATAGTATGTTATGCTGCTGAAATTAGAAGAGTTGGGGATAATGGAAACGGCTGGTTCATGATGAATGTTTTAGTTAACTTTTGGTCCGATCAATAGAGGTATAATATGGCTATTTCAACCACAAATTATGTTCAGTTCTCTTACATCAAAGAAACTGTCCCTGGGGAAACCCCTGCAACTCCGCAATTTCAGAAGATCCCTGTAAAAAGCGTTGGTCTTTCTGACAATATTACAACTTCCACTTCTGAAGTGATTCGCGACGACCGTCAAACTGACGATCTCACTATCGTTGATGCTGAAGTATCTGGTGATTGCAATTATGAGCTTTCGTATAGTCCTTTCAAGCCATTGATTGTGTCTCTCCTTCAGGGTGGCGCGCTTATCTCTGTCAGTGAGGCTGGCAGTGATGTGACGGTGGCTCAAACTGGCAGCACGTATACCAGTGCCGCTACGATCAATTTTGGTACTTCTGGCTTACTACCTGGCATGAAAGTGCGCGTTGCTGGCTTTACTGATCCGGCCAACAACGGCATCAAGACAGTTGTCACTGCTACTGCTGGCGTACTTACTGTTGAGGAAACTCTTGCCGATGAGGCAGCTGGAGACTCCGTAACGTTCGATGTGGAATGTGTTCGTAATGGTGCCGAGACCATGGATACCTACACCTTCAAGAAGAAGATCAATGCCCCTGGAGCAACCAACGCATTCTTCTATTATCGTGGGTGTGCAATCAACAAAATGTCGTTTGATTTTGCTACTGGTGCGATTCTTACTGGTGCAATGGGTCTTATTGGTCGGACTGCAGAGGCAAGGACTTCTGATCTTACTGGTGAGCAAACGCCACTTGAGGTTCCTTCCTACAGAATCATGAACTCTGTATCGTCAATCACATCGATAACTGCTACTGGCCTCCCAACCACAGCGGAGTTCTCTAACCTTAATCTGACCATCGATAATCAGGCTAAGGCAGCTAAGGCTATTGGTACTCTTGGTGCTGCTGATATTGCCCCACTTAGTTTACAAGTTACTGGTGACATTGAACTTTATTTCGAAGACCTTTCGCTTTATAATATCTATAAGGCAGCTACTGAATTTGCGCTCTCGTTTACTTTGGAAGACGCTACTGCCAGTCAAAACATCATGGTTATTGATCTTCCAAAATGTAAGTTCAATGAGTTGAGTGAGCCGGTTGATGGCAAAGACGCTTTCTTGATGGAGAGTGGTTCTCTTACCGCACTTCGTGATGCCACCAACAACTATACTGTACAGTTTAGTTTCTTTGACGCCGTATAGTTTTATAGAATTCTGGTCATTGTGGATACACCGTTTAATATGACACCAAGCCAGTGGTAACGGGCAGAGTCCACAACTAATTATAAAGTCATATATTGGAGAAACAAAAATGAGTAAGATTTGTATTACACCTGTCAATGAAGTAGCAGCAGAAACTGGAGTTTGGGGAAAGTATCGTGGAGTAGATATGCTCATCGCCAGATCTGGAAATCAGAAATTTGAACAGCTTATGCGTGTGTTGACTAAGCCACACGAAAGGGCTATTGAGAGGGGTAACCTAGATAAAAAGACGAGTGCTGATATTTGGGCTGAAGTGACTGGCAAAACAATCCTGCTTGATTGGAAGAATTTTCCAGGTGGTGTTGAGTATTCTAATGAAAATGCCAAGGCACTCATTTTGAACGATAGAGATGCAGCAGAATACATCAAGGAGTTTTCTGAGACTCTTGAAAACTACCTCTCACAAGAAATTGATGATACGGTGGAAAAGTAACAAAACTCTTTAGTTGGTTTTTAGAATATGGCAAAAATATAGAGTTTTTCAAAAAATTAGAAAAAGAAGGAAAACCTAGCCCACTAGACGATATACCAAAAGGAGATACAGTAACAGAATGGTATATCGAAATGTTCTACAGACTAAAACACCCATGGGACACGGATGTCTCAATCCAAAATCAATTGTTTGTAATTAAAGAGTTTGTATTGATTGGTTCTGCTGACGAATTTCTACAAGTGATGAGATCACTTAACAAGACTTACAGGGAGTATCACGAAAGGCACAAAAACAAAGGGCAAAAGCAATGAGTGAAAACTTTGGTGCTATCGTCAGTATTGATTTTGGTAATAGCAAGAAAAATACCGACAATTTGGTTGCAGCGCTACATAGCGCTGCGACCGCTATTTTTCAAATAGACAACGCAATAAAGGGGTTTACATCAACCTCTAAAACACTGTCGTCTTCAATAAAAGACGTCAATAAGGAATTCAAGGGTATCTTAAGCGTCAATGGGAAATACCTTAGAACATTAGAGAAAAACAATATATTGAACAACAAAGTGATCGCGGACAACAATAGTCTCGCGGGCACACTTAGGTCTGTAAATACAGAACTAAATTCTGTAAGTAAAAAGACAGCATCATATGATTCTAGTAACAGCAAAGTATCAAAGACTATCAGAACTGTTAATGCAGAGAACGAAAAATTGGCCATTAATATGGCTGGCAATGTTGTTGGTGCCTACATAAAGGCAAACACAGCAGCAAAAAATTATGGCATAAGTTCAAGTAAAATCTCAAGAACGATAAGGGAAGTATCATCTGATAATGCAAAACTTGGTTTAAATATCGCTGGTAATGTTGTTGGTGCATATACGAAGGCATCAGCAGCAGCAATATCATATGGCACAGTCAATAGTAGAATAGGGCAAACTATCCGCGCTGTTGCTAAAGAATCCAGGAAGTTAGGTATAACAGTTGCTGGTGATGTCGTTGGCTCATTTAAAAAGGCTGCTGTTGAAGCATATAATAAAAATCGTTCCCTTGAACAACTCATAAAAGGATTCAAAAGATTAAATGTAAACATATTAACAAATGTTGCAGCGTTTAATAAATTAAAGAAAGCTGGAAGGATTGAGGGAATGTTTAGGTCTGCCAAATCATCAATGGGTGACTTTTTTGGAGGCTTAAAGGTTGGCCACGCACTTCTTAGAAGTGTTGCTTTTGGCATCATTGAATTGGGTAGGAGATTTTTGGCTTGGTCGTTTAATGTGCATAAGATCGCTTCTGATTTTCTAGGATTCAGAAATGCGATACAGGTTGCTACTGGCTCGTTAGAAGGGGCAAACAGTCAAATGCAATACGCAATAGGTGTTGCAAGAAAATACAAGGTAGATGTGGCAGAGACCACAAGGGCATATTCAAAGTTTGTTAACGCCGTAACCCTTGCCAATATACCATTGAGAGAGGCTAACAAAGAGTTTGCAGTACTAGCGCAAGTAGGGCGTGTGCTGAATATCTCTACAACAAACATGCGCGGACTATTCCTTGCCATTGAACAAATGGCATCGAAGGGTTTTGTTTCACTTGAAGAATTAAGGAGACAGCTTGGTGAGCATTTGCCAGGCGCTGTTTCTATTGCTGCTAAGGCGTGGGGTAAATATATAAAGAGAACAATCAGTGTTGGCGAGTTCATGAAGATGGTTGAGAATCGCGCTGTTGAAACGACAAAGTTTTTGAAGCCGTTTACCCAAGAACTCGACAAGATGACAAAACCTCTTCTTGAACAATCTCTGAAGAAATCGTCTGCTGCTTTTGTTGATCTTAACAGCAGTGTTGAATTGCTTGGTGCAAACATAGGAACTACTTTACAACCAGCATTTACGGCGTTGGCAAATGGTCTCAATTACGTCGTTAAAACGTTTGGTCGCCTTTGGCCAGAGGCAGATCATTTGAAGGAGGCCTTAGAAGAGCAAATTGAATTGTTTGAATTAGCTGACAATAATACTGGTAAATATTCAGGCGCTATAGAGGAGTTGAAAAAGAAATTATCTAATTTAAACGAAACAATGGGTGATGTTTCAAAACAAACAGAAAGTTTTGGAGAGAAGATACTAGGCCTATCTATTTCGTTTCTTAGTTTATCAGCAGCAACCGGAGGTGGTGGTTTTTCAACTTCTCTTGGCCATATGATAGGTTCTATGATAGGAGTAGAAGATTCATTAGGTTCTGCAACCAAAAAAGCAAAGTCATTAGAAGAACAATTGAAATACACCGGCGTAAGTGCATCTGCAACAGCAGAACAAATAGAAGAATATGCATCAGCAATTGATAGTATAAGAAATCTTAATCCAGTAACTCAGTCTTTTGAAGTGTTGAAATTACAAGAAACAGGTGTTAAGGATGCAATTACTGATCTTGAAAAGACAAAAGCTAAATTCATAGAATTAAAGAATCAAGCAGAGATAACCTATGAAGAAGGTGGAGCTACAGCTTTAAAATATGCTGCTGCTATTAATTCTATCAACATCCAAATTGACAACCAAACACGGAAACTAAAGGGGCTTGGTGAACAACAAGATTGGATAAAGAATACATATAGTGGCATTGGTATGTCAAAAGAAGATTTAGACGAAGTAAATTTAATGTCTGAGAAGTTTGCTGAGATCAATGAAAGGATAGGGTTATTTGGAGAGACATCAACCGTAGCAGCAGTTAAATTTTGGGCATTTAAAAAAGGCCTTAAGATTAGTGATGGTGAATCTAAGGGGTTTTATAATGCATTGATTAATCGTGCAGCGATGTTCGATGACATAAAACTTGCTGACAAGATAAATAAAAAGATAGACGAGTTAAAAACAAAACTAAGACAAGGCGGAAACGAAACACAGTATGCTGCTGCAAAAGCTCTAATCTTAGCTGAGAATATTGACAAGAGTAAGCCAAGGGCAAATGCATTGGTGAAAGAGTTATTGTCTGTCTCTAAAGCATTGGATAACGAAAAACTTATACAAGAAATGGATGACAGAATGAAGGAGTTTGCAGAAAGCTCAAAGAATGTTGGTTGGCACATACAAGAAGCAGCAGCTAACGCACTTCTCCTTGCTAACAACATCAAGCTTGGAGAAGATAGAGTTGGTAAAAAAGCTAATTTGTTTATTGAAGCTGCAAAGGCTAAAGATGAAGAGGAAGCAATAAAGAGGTTGACTGATAAGTTAGAAAGTCTTAATAACAAAACTAGCGAGTATGTAAACAATGCAATAGAAGCAGAGACGAAAACCTGGCTTTTGAAAAATGGTTTTGAAGTTGGTGCAGATGCAGTTGGTAAGATTGCTGAAAAGATAATTAATGTTACAAAAGAATTAGACAAGAACGCAATGATGGACGATTTTTCTAAATCTATCAACGGACTCAACGCTAATTTCGGTAGCCTAAGCGAAGAGCAAAACTTTGCTGCAGCAAAATCTCTTTTATTGGCGCACAACATTGACTTGAGTGATGATGCAGTAAGAGGGATGTCTGGCTCTCTGTCTGGTTTAAATTTAGATCTGGCTAATTTCTACAGAGGTGCAAATGAGGCTGCAGTCAGGGCTGAGATACTGAGAAGGGGTATAGATCTGAATTCAGAAGGTGCCGGTAAGATGGCAGCAGAATATTTAAAGCTTGCCAAGGTTATTGATGACAGACAGACGTTCTTGAGCGCTGCAGAAAGGACGGCTAGATCGATAGAGGGAGCCTTCGCAGATTACTTATTTGATCCGTTTGACAAGGGTGTAAAGGGAATGGTCCAGGCTATGAGCGATGCCATGAGAAGGATGGCAGCTGAAATGCTTGCTCACCAAGTTATGAAGACGGTGACTAGCTTCATATCTGGTACCAGTTCAGGAGGGTCCGCTGGTGGTGGTGGCGATGCATCTAGTTTATTTGCGGCCATAGCATCTGCTTTTGTATCTGGTGGTACACCAACCCCAATGGCAACTGGTGGTCCAGTTAGCGCTGGAACCCCATACTGGGTTGGTGAGACAGGTACAAAAGAACTATTTGTTCCAAACCAAAATGGCGAGATCATAACGAAGAGAAATGTTGAGAAACAAGAAGGTAGAGATTCCAGCGACACATATGTGATTAATATGAACATAACAGGCGTCACAAACCCACGCGAGTTCTTGGCTAGTGAAGCACAGTTGACCGGTAGGTTGGTTGAAGCCATAAAGGCGAGAACGAGGAGAAAATAAAATGGCGTTTTTAACAGAGCGTTTCCCAGTCAACATCTCTTATGGCAGTTCTGGTGGGCCAGGCTACAAAACAAAGATTGTTGAAAGCCCTAGTGGATTCGAGTACAGAAACCAGAACTGGAGCAAGGCGAGGCATAAATACAACGCAGCAACAGGCATCCAAAAAGCGGACGATCTTGATGCCCTTGTTGCGTTCTTCCATCTTGCTGCTGGGAGGGCTAACTCGTTTGGTTTCAAGGATTGGGCAGATTACAAAACTTGTGCCACAAGTCAACAGGTTCAGAACGACGATCAGGTTCTTGTGGCTTCTGCTACGGGTGGCGAACAACAGATACAGCTATTCAAAACATACACTGTGGGGGCAATATCTTCAAACAGGGATATTATCTTGCCCGTAAACGGAACTGTTTTAATAGCCCTAAATACGGTACAATTGACTGAAACAACAGATTATTCTATCAATTACACCACGGGTTTGTTGTCACTTGTAGTTCCATTAGGAGTGGGCGATCTGCTCACTGCTGGTTTTGAATTTGATGTGCTGTGTAGATTTGGAGTAGATGAGCTGTCGCTCTCATTTGATGCCTACAGGGTTAATTCAACTACCGTGCCAATCTTGGAGGTTCGCGAACAATGAGTACAGACGCCACATGCTGGAAAATAACCAGAGCAGATTCTACTGTTTTGGGTTTTACAGATCATGATCAGGATTTACTTATTGACAGTGTTAATTATTTGGCTTCCGTTGGGTATTCTCCTTCGGCTATTGAGCATGACAATGTTGGTTCGAGTCATAGTATGGAGGTTTCAGGGGTCGTTAATTTTTCAGGGATATCAGAAGACGACCTAAGAGCAGGACTTTTTGATTACGCCACCATTGAGTGTTTCAAGGTAAATTGGTCAACATTGCTTGACAAGGTGGTATTGGTTAAGGGGTGGCTTGGTCAGGTATCGATAGGTGACGGTGTGTTTAACGCAGATCTGAAGGGTCTGTCACACAAGCTCCACAACAACATTGGTGAGCAATATATGCCAACGTGTGCTGCTCAGCTTGGTGATACTAGATGTGGCCTAACGATCACACCAGTTAACTTCACCGTCACCGCCAGCGGGACACAGAGGACTTTCACGGCATCTGGCCTTACACAACCAGACGACTTTTTTAAGGGTGGTATTGTAACCTTCACTAGTGGAGCCAATGACACATATTCTATGGATGTCAAGGAGTTTTCTGCTGGAGTGGTTGAACTCTATGAGCCCCTTCCTAATCAGATTCTTATTGGCGTTACCGGCACCATAACACAGGGATGTGACGGTACCATCGGAACATGTGAAACAGTATTTGATAATGTTGTGAATTTTAGAGGATTCCCACATTTACCAGGTATAGGAGAGTTAGTGAGATGATCACCGCGCAAGAATTCATCGATGAGGCAGAAACCTGGATAGGAACAAAATTCATGCATCAAGGAAGAGTAAAGGGGGTCGGTGTTGATTGTTATGGTCTAGTTATTGAGGTAGCAAGACATTTTAACCTGACAACCTTCAAATCTGGCGCTTATGGAAGACAACCAAAAGCAGATGTGATGTGGGCTGCCCTAAGAACACACATGGTTGAAGTAGACAAAGAAAATCTTATACCAGGAACAGTTTTATTTATGGCCTTTGAGAGAGATCCACAGCATCTGGCTATTTTTGATGGCAAGAACATAATTCATGCTTACGCATTTGCGAGAAAGGTCGTTAAACACAGATTCGACTCACAATGGAAGGCAAGGGTTCGTGGAGCATTCCAATTTAAAGGAGTGCAGTACTAATGATCACTGCACAAGAAATTATCAAAGAAGCAGAGACTTGGTTAGGCACAAAATACATGCGTAAGGGAAGAATAAAGGGAGTTGGTGTTGATTGTTGTGGTCTCATTATTGAAGTAGCAAGATATTTAAATATTACAAAATCTATTTATGTCGATTATAAAAGACGATCAGATCCAGATATGATATGGGATACACTAAGAAAACATATGGTTGAAGTAGACAAAGAAAAACTTATGCCTGGAACAGTTTTACTTATGGAGTTTTGTGGAATCCAACACCACTTGGCTATTTTTGATGGCGAGAATATAATTCATGCCTCAATCACTAGAAAAAAGGTAACCAAACATAAATTCGACTCAGAATGGAAGGCAAGTGTCTGTGGGGCGTTTCAGTTTAGAGGAGTACAGTACTAATGGCCGTTTTAGCTGTCGCTGCTGTTGGCTCTGCTGCGTTTAGCGCCGCAGGCATAGCTTGGTTCGGTATGTCTGCAGCTGCCACAGGGTGGACTGTGGGCTCGCTCATAGGTGGGTATTTATTCCGCCCGGATGTTCCAGATGTGAACAATGTTGGTCCTAGGCTGGATGATTTGCGTGTTACAACATCTTCTTATGGCGTAGCCAGACCATTTGGATACGGAACGTATCCTGTAGCAGGTAATATCATAGCCTCATCTGATATACGAGAATCATCGCACACAGACATTCAAAGAAGTGGTGGTAAAGGTGGTGGTGGACAGAAAACCAAAACCACAACCTACTCATACTCTGCTGATATTGCGCTTGGTCTTGGGTATGGAGAGATAGGCGACGTACTTCTCATATACGCAAACGAAACTTTGATTTATGATGCAGAGTCGTCAGGGGCTACCTTCGCGGATTATTTTTCAATGAAGATTTACAAGGGAGATGAAACACAGGAGCCAGATCCGACACTTCAGAGTATTTTTGGTACTGCAACACCAGGATATAGGGGTGAAGCCTATATAGTTTTTGTTGATCTACAACTTGCGTCTTTTGGTAACAGTATACCTGCATTTAGGGTAGTTGTTGCTAAAAACGTACAAGATGTAGCTGATACTAGTGCCACAGACGAAAAAAGTTATTTGTGTGAAACAGATTACAGCTCTAGTAGAACTACTATGGTTAAAGGTGAAACGGGGTTGATATATGTTGCTTATGGGGGAGGTGCATCTGCATATCATGATAAACTTATGTGTGCTGTTGATCCAGCCACTATGGAAACAAAATTTGTCGTAGGGCAAACAACTGATAAACCTGGCACTGGTAATCTAAAAAATTGCAAATGTGTACATTATTGCCATATGAATTTTGGTACATCTTTAATACCAAAATATAAACCTGTAATTGTTACTAAAGTTAACGACAATACACATTCTTATATAGCAATTATTAATCCATATAATGGTTCATATTACGGACTTATAGATCTCTCAAGCGTATTACCACCAATATACGAATATCATAGTCTATACAACAGAAGAGTCTCACTTGCTGGTGGTGAGATAACCATAACTGTAATTGATTGTAACAATCTTTGGGAGGCTTCAAAACATAGTATTGATGTTTCATATCCACTTGATTGTGGTGTACCACAAGCGATAAAAAAAATGGATTCCTCTGGTGCCATTATTATGGGGATTATTAATGTTCCTGGAGAACCAATATCAAACGGCGTTTCTTGGGTAAGCGACCCCGGCGGGTTTATGTATGACGCTTACTTACCAAGAGTATACGAGATACAGGGGCTTACATATGATTCTCGTCGTGATTTAGTGTGGGTAACACAATATGATACAGTTACAACACACCAGTATCTTTCAGCTTTCGATATGGATGGAAATCTTGTACATGATTTAAACTTGACAGTTGATTATGGTATGCCTGCAGATGAGAGACTTTTTGACAACATTTCTTACGGTACTTATGAGGGGGAAATGGCATATTATGATGAAATAACATCTACAATCTTGTACCCTGGGAAAATCCCACAGTATGCAACCGACTCAACTAGATGGATGTTCGATACGATTAAACTTGAACTTACTCAAGTAGAAATGCTTGGAAGGTTATATTATAAAGATCTTCTTTATGACGGTACAGTAAACAAGGCATTTGCTCTTGATTATATTTGGAAGGATTCTACGTCAAGTTGGTGGGTCTCACTAAGATACAAAAAAATTCATCAAATCGAAAGTCTCCCTGAATCATTAGATGTAGTTGTGTCTGATATATGTCTTAGGGCTGGATATGATGCATCTGAAATAGACGTAACTGATTTAGCAGGAATCAATGTTGAAGGATATAGAATAGCTCGTCTTGGTACTGCATACGATTTATTACAGCCTTTGACTTCATCGTATTTCTTTGATGTGATCGATGACGGCAATAAACTTACCTTTACTCGTCATGGGCAGGGTACACCAGTTGGTATATATGAAAATGAACTTGGATGCGCAGCTGAAGGTGATGTAAACAATAAAGTTACTATAAATAAGGCGAGTAGAGAGGAGCTTCCGTCTTGTGTTAGTGTAACTTATATGGATAGAGAGAAATTTTATGAGAACAATACACAGTTGGTTTACAGAAGAATCAGCTCGCATAAAAATTTACAGGATGTTCAATTAGCACTTGCGTTTACTGCGAATGAAGCAAAGAGAATAGCAGATTCTATTTTGCATGTTGTTAATGTAGAATCAGAGGTTTACACAATACACTTGCCTCCTCATTACATAAATATCCGCTGTGGTGACATAGTTACGTTTACAAGTGAAAATGTAACATATGTTGGTAGAGTAGTTAATACAACATACGAAAGTGGATTTGTAACTGTAAAGGCTGTGAAGTATGATTCAACTGTTAGAACGTCAACTGCAACTGGAGGAAGCGCTCTTCCAGGAACATCTGTTATGCAGGTTTCAACCTCAACGGCTCTTGTTATGATGGATCTACCTGCTATAAACAGTGTGACGGCTTGTACGGGTTTGGTTTTTGCCTCTGGTTCGTATGGTGCAAACTGGCCCGGTGGAACATTATACAAAGCTGCTACTGATGATGATCCAAAACAAATAGACAGCCTTGTGCATTCTACTTTTGGTATGGTTGTGACTATCCCAACACAAGTTAGTCATAATGTTTGGGACAACAAAAACATATTGACTGTTAATATGATAAGTGGGACACTAGAAAGCATAACAGAGACGCAGACTTGTAATAATCTTAATGTTGCAGCTTGGGGTAAAGATGGTAGATGGGAAATCGTAGCTTTCCAAAACGCGGTTCTTCAGGCTGATGGTAGTTATCAAGTAAGTAAAATGATAAGAGGTCTTAGGTTTACAACCGAATGGATGGATACACACGATGTGAATGATTATTTCGTTTTGCTTACTGGGTCGATTGGTTGGCATCAAATGGAAAATACTGAGATAGGGACAGCTTATGATTTTATTGGTGTTACTTATGGAAAGTTTTTGTATAGCCCAGATAATGAGGTAGTAACAGCTACGTCGCAAGGGCTTGGTATTAAAC